GAATCGCAATGATGCAACTAGGACGACTGTCCGACAGAGAACTAAGCGATCTAGGTATCGGACGTGGTCAGATAAGAGATGTAGTATATAATGGCAAGACAACTAACTGAAAAACAGCAGAGGTTCCTAGAAGTTCTGTTCGATGAAGCCAAAGGCGATCCTCTTAAGGCTAAGAAGCTGGCAGGATACGCCGATGGTGTATCTACAAAACAAGTTGTAGAATCTATCGAAGATGAAATCGTAGAACTAACCAAGAAGTTTATTGCTCAGTCTTCCACCAAGGCTGCGTATACGATGTTTAGTGTAATGGCTGATCCAACAGACTTAGGTGTCAAAGAAAAGATGATGGCAGCAAAAGACATCTTGGATCGAGCAGGATTTACAAAGACAGAAAAAGTAGAGGTTAAGACATCAGAGCCTCTCTTTATCTTACCGTCTAAAGATGCCGAAGACTAAAACTAGCAGAGCATCAGAGGCTAAACACCCTACAAAGGTAGACTGGTCAGTACCACTCAGAGGAGAGAACGGAGAGTGGTATCCCATTATCAGAGTAGGAAGGCACGTACCATTTGGGTATTACCAAGACGAAGAAGATCCTGATCTACTCGTACCTATCCCAGAAGAATTAGAACTTTTAGAAAAAGCAAAACTATTCCTACAGGAGTACAGCCTAAGGCAAGTAGCTAAGTGGCTGTCTAAAGAATCAGGTAGGTATATATCACATGTAGGGTTAGACAAACGTGTCAGGATGGAAGAAAAGCGCAGACGGGCCTCCTCCAACTTCCGCAACTATGCCAAAAAATATAAAGAAGCGGCAAGGAAAGCGGAGAAGATCGAGAAAGAAAGACTTGGTGGTAGAGCTACCAAGAGAATCTATGGAGACAACTGGTCAGACAGTACCAGCGAGTCCGAAGCCAGCGGAGATTGACCTAGAGAAAGCTCAGAGAGAAATAATCTTTGAGCCTAATCCAGGACCGCAAACAGCGTTTCTAGCAGCTACAGAGCAAGAGGTTCTATACGGAGGGGCAGCTGGAGGTGGCAAATCCTATGCGATGGTTGCTGACCCAGTCAGATACTTAAATAACCCTAGTGCTAGAATGCTTTTGGTTCGTAGGTCTACAGAAGAACTAAGAGAACTTATCTCAGTATCTAAACAGTTATACCCAAGAGCTATTCCGGGTATTAAGTTTATGGAAAGAGATAAGACTTGGGTAGCTCCTAGCGGTGCAACACTCTGGATGTCCTATCTTGACCGTGACGATGACGTTATGAGATATCAGGGTCAAGCATTTAACTGGATAGGCTTCGACGAACTTACTCAATGGCCTACAGATTACGCTTGGAATTACATGCGTTCACGTCTACGCTCTACAAAAGCTAGTGGGTTACCCCTCTATATGAGAGCGACAAGTAACCCCGGTGGCCCCGGACATTACTGGGTAAAGAAAACCTTTATTGACCCCAACCAACCTGGAGATTCTTTCTGGGCTACTAATCAAGAGGGAGAGGTTATCTCTTGGCCCAAAGGACATAGCAGAGAGGGTGAACCTCTTTTCAAAAGGAAATTTATTCCTGCCACTCTGTTTGATAACCCTTACTTGTCTGACGATGGGATGTACGAAGCCAACCTTTTGTCTTTACCTGAACATCAACGCAGACAACTGCTTGAAGGGGACTGGGACATTAACGAAGGGGCTGCCTTCCCAGAGTTTAACCGTAGGGTTCATACGATAGATCCTTTTGATATACCTAACAGTTGGCCTAGGTTTAGGGCTGCTGACTACGGATACGGATCTTACTCAGCGGTTCTTTGGTTTGCGGTTGCACCAGATGAACAACTTATTGTCTACAGAGAAATGTATGTCAGTAAAGTTTTAGCAACAGACTTAGCTGATATGATATTAGATGTTGAATCAGAAGAAAAAATAAGGTATGGTGTTCTCGACAGTTCTCTTTGGCACAAACGTGGTGATACTGGCCCATCTCTAGCAGAACAGATGATCGTCAAGGGTTGCCGCTGGAGGCCAGCAGATAGATCTAAGGGTTCTCGTGTAGCAGGTAAAAACGAATTACACAGAAGATTACAGGTAGATGAGTTTACTGAACAACCTAGAATAGTTTTCTTTAATACCTGTTACAACACAATAGCTCAACTACCGTCACTTCCTCTTGATAAAACAAACCCTGAGGATGTTGATACTAAGTCAGAAGACCACATATATGATGCTTTAAGATATGGCATTATGACAAGACCAAGAAGCAGCCTATTTGATTATGATGGATCTACTCAGAGAACTGGCTTTCAAGCAGCAGATTCAACATTTGGATACTAAGGAATAACTATGGAAGAAGATGACATTCTAGCTGAAGAAGTCTACATGGAAGATGCAGAGGTTTCTTTTATTGAAGACGCAGATGAGGATGATACGTTTGATCCGTCTGTAGGCTCTATCGTTGGGTACATCAGAGAACGTTATAATAAAGCTGAAACTGCCCGTTACGGTGAAGAGCAACGATGGATTCAGTCTTACAGAAACTATCGTGGTCTATACGGACCAGACGTTCAATTCACTTCTTCAGAAAAGTCCAAGGTCTTTGTGAAGGTAACTAAGACAAAGGTACTAGCTGCCTATGGACAGATTGTAGAAGTACTCTTTGGAGCTAACAAGTTTCCTATTAGTATTGACCCAACAGTTTTACCTGACGGTGTAGCAGAAGCTGTTCACTTGGAGACTGAAGATTCAGTTAAAAAGATGGATGAGCAATCAGCTTCTATTATGACACCTGACGAAGCTCCAACACTTCAACCAGGCGAAACACTGGTGGACTTCCAAGAGAGACTAGCTGGTCTAAAAAAGAAGCTTTCTCCATTTGCTGAAGACCTAAAAGAAGGTGAGGCTGAGTCTCCTACCCAGATTACTTTTCATCCAGCTATGGTAGCTGCTAAGAAGATGGAAAAGAAGATCCACGATCAGCTAGAAGAGTCCAACGCTCGCAAAGAACTACGTACTGCAGCCTTTGAGTGTGCACTGTTTGGCACTGGTATTATGAAAGGTCCGTTTGCAGTAGACAAAGAGTATCCTAATTGGTCAGAAAGTGGAGAGTATTCCCCTCTTATTAAGACTATACCACGTTGCTCATCTGTCTCTATCTGGAATTTCTACCCTGATCCTGATGCATCTAACATGGATGACGCAGAGTATATTATCGAGCGTCACAAAATGTCTCGATCTCAGATGAGGGGCTTAAAGAAGCGTCCGTTCTTCCGTGAGAATGCTATTGATACAGCAATTTCTATGGGTGAGTCCTACACAAAAGAGTGGTGGGAGCAGGTCATGGAAGATGATCAGCAAGAAACACGCACTGAACGCTTTGAAGTCCTAGAGTTCTGGGGTTATGTCGATACTGACATCCTAAAAGACCAGAATGTAGACATTCCTAAGGACATGGAAGACCTTGATCAAGTGTCAGTCAACGTCTGGGTTTGTAATGGGCAGGTTCTACGTCTTGTTCTTAACCCATTTACGCCATCATACATCCCTTATTACGCAGTACCATACGAAGTAAACCCTTACTCATTCTTTGGGGTAGGTATTGCTGAAAATATGGATGATACACAGACCCTTATGAATGGGTTTATGCGTATGGCGGTAGATAATGCAGCACTTTCGGGTAATCTCATTATCGAAGTAGACGAAACGAACTTAGTACCCGGACAAGATCTGTCAGTATACCCCGGAAAAGTCTTCCGTAGACAAGGCGGTGCACCCGGACAGGCTCTGTTTGGTACGAAGTTCCCTAACGTGTCTAATGAGAACATGCAGTTGTTCGATAAGGCAAGAGTACTAGCAGATGAATCAACTGGCTTCCCGTCTTTTGCGCATGGGCAAACTGGTGTATCGGGTGTGGGTAGGACTGCAAGTGGTATTTCTATGCTCATGTCTGCTGCTAACGGTTCTATTCGTAATGTGGTTAAGAATGTAGACGACTATCTATTGTCACCTCTTGGTAAAGCTTTCTTTAACTTCAATATGCAATTTGACTTTGATGAAGAAATCAAAGGTGATCTAGAAGTTAAGGCTCAAGGTACTGAAAGCTTAATGGCTAATGAGGTTCGCAGCCAACGCTTAATGCAGTTCCTACAGATTACTCAGAATCCTACTATTGCTCCGTTCGCTAAGATGGATTACGTCATTCGTGAGATTGCTAAGTCTATGGATCTTGATCCTGATAAGGTAGTCAACTCTATGGCTGATGCAAGACTACAAGCTGAGTTACTGAAAGAGTTCCAAGCACAAAACCCTGAGGCTGCACCACAACAGCAAGGGGTACAGGCTCCACCAGCACCACAGGGGCAAGGAGCAGCACCAGGAGTACAGGATACTACTGGAGCAGGGGGTGGAAACATCGGAACAGGAACAGCACCTCAACCAGGAGAACAGGGCTTCTCAGGTAATACTGGTCAACAAGGTGCAGCATGAGCCTAAAACTAGTAGTTAATAACAAAGAATCTTGGGATGCACTGCTAGAAGAGCTAGATCAGCGTATCCAGTTCGCACACAAACAATTAGAGCAACGTATAGAACTTGAAGAACTATATCGGTTACAAGGTGAGGTACGTGCTCTTCGTTCTCTTACTCGCTTACGGGATAAAGTAAATGGCTAGTGTTGGAAAGAAAACAGGAAAGAAAACACAAGCAGGTCGTGAAGTTTATAAAACTCCTGAAGGTGAAATGGTATCTGAAAAGTCTACAACTTTTGAGTACAAAGGTAAGTGGATTAATATTCCTACGATACACGCTGGTAAGCAGTACTCTCAAGGTCAACTAATAGAACTATTAGATAAGGGTCTAATAAAACCTACTAGTGAACATGGTAATCTAGAGGAAGCTATTGAAGCTGCAAAAAGTCGTAGTAAATCTCTTAAGTTTAATGAGGGTGGTATGGTTGATAACTTTAAGAGTGACCTAGAGATGGATCGTCA